ATCAAAAACTGGGCGCCGAAATACTACGAGACGCAAGACAGGTGCGTTACGCAGAACGATTACGAAACACGGGCTATTGCGTTTGACGGCGGGGACGCAGGCCGGATTGCAAAATGCAGGGCCGTTGTTACTGAACAGACGGGGGCCGCTAACGTCATCACCCTATATGTTCTGGCGTATTCAGCGGGCGGCGGGCTTGCTATCGCGTCGCAAGCATTAAAGGACGCGCTATGCGAGAACATTTCCCAATACAAGATGCTCACCGACTGGATAGAGGTTGACGACGGGGTTATTGTGCCGGTTGACATCAGCGGGAATATAAAGATGATGCCCGGATTCAGAGAGAGCACCGTCGCACCAAAGGTTACAGCCGCGCTAGAAGGGCTTTTCGACCCGGAGATCCGGCAGATGGGGCAGGCTATGAGGATTTCCGACCTGTACAGCGCAATCGAGGGGGCCGAAGGGGTTGACTACGTGGAACTTTCAAGCCCGATTGCGACTATTACGCCGGGCGACAGCTCGGTCCTTACCCTAGGCGCTGTCTCGCTGACATACTCAACGCAGGTATAGGTCATGAGTGGGATACTTACAGAGCTTTTCCCCTACATGTACCACGCGGGGCGGAACGAGCTTATTGGTTACATCGAATGCTTGGAGCCGGAGCTTGATTATATCCGAGACCGGTACAAGGGGTTAACCGCGCTTATTGATGTAAACACTTGCCCGGAAGATTATTTACCTTACTTGGCCGCCATGATAAACTGCCCGCTTATCGGAAACGACCCGAGAAAATGGCGGGGCCAGATAAAGGCATGGCCGACAATTTTACGGATGAAGGGGACCGAGGCAAGCGTTGTAACTTTGCTTGAAAAAGTAGGGCTGACACAAGTCCATGTAGATACTTACTGGCGGGACGGAGGCGGAAACTACACGACAGAGAGGCCGACAGGAGCGCCGGTTTACGACGCCGGGGCTGGGGTGTGGCTAAACTCACGCACTCACTATTTCACGTTGGCGCTATCCACGCCGAGCGGAGAGATCCTGAGCACCGAGGACATGGAGAACATCAGAAGATTGTTGACTTACGTGAAGCCTTACCACGCTGAGATACTGGAATACCAGTTGTACGGACGGTTTACAGACGCCAGTACGCCGGAAGAAAGTATTACGACCGAGCACGTCCATATTCCGGCCGACCAGTATCCGTGGGTGGACATGATTTACGGCGGCGGACTTTTGTATTCCGCCGTAGGGTTCCAGTTGTACGGCGGGCCGCATACATACGGCGAAAGCGATTTTGAGTACAAGCCGCTTTCGTACATACCACCGGAACCGGACGCCCCGAAATATGGGATGTTTCTTTTTACTGAAACGGTTGGGATGGAAATACAGAATGATTTTACAGAGAGCGCCCCACCGGCAGAAGGTTTTACGGAATACATTACTAGATATTTGTTTTACGACGAAACCGTCCAATACGGCGTGAATTATCAAAATACGGAGGTGAAATATATATGAAGCAATCCATAAAAGAGCACCCCGGAGCCAAGGGGAGCATGGTAATCAAGATTTACCGGGGGGACAAACTGCTTTCCACTGAGAAAATAGACAACCTTATTGTCAACGGCGGAAAAAACGCACTCGCTAACCTTCTCGGAAGCAACGGGACGGGAAAGAACATCTCGGCCGTCGGAATTGGCGACGGGAACGCAGTCGCCACAGCTACGGACACTGGGCTCACGAACGCAGTTACCGTTACGCTGGACGAAACACGGATAGCGACCGGGCTAGAGGCCGAAGACGGGTCAACTTTTGACGCGGCAAATATCGTTCAGTTCCATTTTACCTTTCCAAAAGCAACGGCCGTTGGGCTTGAGGTTAAAGAATACGGGCTGTTTTGCTCGGACGGGACGATGTTTTCGCGGATAGTCAGGGGCGCGTCCTTTATCAAGACGGACATAGATTCTATCCGCGGCTTTTGGCAGATACAATTTTAAGGGGGAATAAGGCATGGGAGTTATTAGCGAAAGCGCTATATGGGAAGACAGTGTATTACAGATAGAAGTTGGCGATTCCGTTGGCGGCGGGCCTTCTGCCGTTGCGAACTTGCAGGCACAAGACTTGGCCAACAGGACAAAGTTCTTAAAAGGCAAAGTAGACCTGTTGCTTGCCAGAGTGCCGGTTGGGGCACTCGTAACGATGCCCGTCAATGATGTGCCTGACCACTGTTTTGAGTGCAATGGGGCAGAAATATCGAGAGCAACATACCCGGAGCTTTTCGCTGTTATTGGCACAACTTACGGAGAAGGCGATGGAAGCACAACTTTTCAAATCCCTGACCTGCGTGGTGAATTTATTCGGGGCTGGGACCACGGTAGAGGGCTTGATGGTACGTTAGACAGAGCTATTGCCACGACAGAGGAAGATTCAATATCGAAAGATGACTTAACAATGAACCTACAGAGATCCAAAGGTGGATCCAGTACTGCTATGCCTCTTGTGAACGGTGGTAATAATTATGAACTGTTCAATGCTAACGGTGCTTCAACTTTATATACAGGAATAGCAACAAATGGATCTTTTATTTATGGGGGAAACGAAACACGCCCACATAACGTGGCAATGATGTACTGTATCGTTTATGAGTAGGGAGGAATATAAATGATTATTTACAGCTATAAGCCATCAACTGGCGAATATATAGGTACAGGCGAGGCAAAGGAGTCACCGAGAGAACCGGGTGTCTTTTTAATTCCTGCCAACGCAGTAACGGCAGTGCCTCCAACCGCCGGGATAAACGAGGTTGCCTGCTGGAATGGTACTAAGTGGGAGAAAAAGGCTGATTTTAGAGGCAAGATTTATTATGATAAGACTACTAAAGAGAAACATGAGGTAACAGAAATTGGTATTAGCCCTAATGTGAACTGGACAGACGTTGAACCGGCCGACCCTGATGCTGAATGGAACGGAAGCGCATGGGAAGTATCGTTAAGTGTATTTAAAGCCCGCAAGCTGATGGAAATCAAACAGGCATACAATTCTCACGTGGCCGGGTCGTTTATCTGTTCGCTCGGCTACCCCATGCAGTTTAACGAAACCGACGGCGTCAAGATGGAAGGGGCTATAAAGCTACTTGTAGCAAATGGCGGAACGGCCGGGTACCTTACCGATGCGAACGATGAAACACACTACGATGTTCCGCTTGCAGATATACAGGCCGTACACCTCGAAATGTTGGTTAAATATGCAGAAGCGCACGCCAAGAAACAAGTGCTCAGACAGCAGGTCAAAGAGGCCACAACGCAGGCAGAGCTTGACGCTATCGAGTGGTAAAAATGAAACCGGACTATAAAATGACAGCATTTTGGGCGGTGGCCATAACGGTCGCCGCCTTTTTTTGGTACGGTGTTTTTAAACTTTTCTTATCTTTGTTTTAGCGGCAAGGGGGCAAGGCCATGGGACATCTTTTCGCAGTTATCATTTTAAAGATAAAGGCTTTTTTTAACGATATAAACAATAAGTTTTTCGGAGGGACTTTTTAACGGAAGAGGGTTTTTGCGATGAACGATCAAATTTTCTTGTCTAAGGCAGAAAAATATTATATGTCCATTAACCCCTTTGCCGCTCTTTGCCAATGCCATTGGGAAACTAGAAGCGGCGGCAAGCCGTGGAGTTCGGAGTTATATCTGAAAGCCAACAACGCCGCCGGGCTGAAAAAGTGGGCAGGGTGGACCGGGGAAACTTACGCAAAAGTTTCATGGGAACAGAATCCGGACGGCACGAAGGTCAACAGGACGAGCCTGTTCTGCAAGTACCCGACCATTGATTCCTTTCTCGCGAATTATGCCCGGAAAATCGAAGACCATTACCCGGTTTGCGTCTCGAGGCGGGACAACTTTTGGGGCTATTTTGACGGGCTTTTTATAGGCAAGTTCGGCTCTTGGGCGACCGACCATACTTATTTCACGCGGCTGGCAGAGACGGCCGTTGCTATTGCGCCCGACATATTTGGCGAGGGCTGGCAGGCCAAGATGATGACTTCCCTCGATTACGCCATCGACAAAAGGTATCTGACGGAACAACACAAGGCCATAGCCCTTGAAATCATAAGCGGCATATTCGAGCCCGCGGAGCCACCCAAACGAATTACAGCGGAGCCGCTCAAAAAGCAGAGCAAGGTTATTTGTCTTGATTTCGGGCACGGCGGCCGCGACCCGGGCGCACCTATTCCCGGCCGGAAAGACATGAACGAGAAGGACATCAACCTCTCCTATGGTCAGATTATCGGCGCAAAATTGTCCGGGATGGGATACGACCTCATGTACACAAGGGTCGGGGACGAGTATGTCAAGCTCTCAGAGCGCGGGAAGATGGCACAGAATCACCGGCCGCTCCCGTCAGCGTTCCTCAGTATTCACGGCAACAGCGCCGTCCGGAAGGACGCGAAGGGCATTGAAATATACACGTACTTTGGACAGGACGCGGGGGACCGGTTGGCCTCAAAAATTATCGATGCTATCCAAAGGGCTCTTCCGGGCACAAAGATCAACGCGGATTACACCGACGGGGACGTGGATAAAGAGAGGGACTTTGCGGTCCTGAGGGATACGCCGGGGATTCCGTCGGCCCTCATAGAGCTTGGATTCCTCAGCAACGATGAGGACCGGGCAAACCTCCTAAATGCGGGGTACAGAGACAGACTGGCCGGGGCGATTGCCGACGGCATCAATAATTTTGTCGGGGGGGCATAAAACCGGTGCAGATAACACTCGAAAACATAGGAGCTTACATAGCGATAATCG